AATGTTTTCAGACATAATAAAATATTATAAGATTATACACTATACATTACTTGGGTTCAAAAGAACCTAAGTCAAAATCACCACTAAGTATATCATTTCCTGCAGATTCAAATACTTTTGGTGGTAAATTGTTTTTTCTTTGATTAATAAGCTCACTCTGTTGTGATGCTTGTATTTTTGTTCGCTCGTCTTTGCGATCTTCTTTTTCTTTAATAGCAGACTTGGCAGTTTCAACCTCTAAACCCTTTAGCTGCATGTTCATTTGGAATTCAAGCTGCATTAAATCTTTTTTAAGTTGAGCTTCATTAGCTAATCTTTGCATTTCAAGCTGCGATTCTAATTGCTTAAGCTCTGCTTTTTGTGCTGTTAATGCTTGTTGCTTTTGCACCTCTGCCTGCGCAGCTACCTGTTGTGCCTGAGCATTAGCTTCTGATTGTGCTTGAATATTTTGTTGTTGCATTTGTTGATCACGCTCAAGCTTTTTCTTTCTGCGTATTTTTAGCATCTGGTTTGCTAACTGCACGTTTTTAATTTCGCGTAAATCAATAGCGTCTTCTAGTTCAATAAGACCAGCGCTTAATGCAGCTTGTATATTATTTTCAAGCTTTTGAGCTTCTTCTTCGTCTGGCATCAAATCAATGAATATACCAAAGTCATGCAAATGCAATTCACTTAATTCCGCTAGCGTTGCTACATTATGAATACCAATTGACTGTATAAACGCCTCTTTAGCTGGTGAATATTCAATTACATCAGCAATACGAAGTGATATTTTTTCAGCTGTTTCTGCAGTTAAGAATAAACCGCTTTGTAGTATATGGCGTGTAGCAGTGTTGCTATTTGCAGCCGCTAGCTTTTGCACACCTACCAATGCTTTTGGATCAGGCGATGTTCCGTCTCTTGCTTCGTTCAATCCGGTAGCATCTCGCATCATTTGTAAATAATAGTTATATGTACTTACAAGGGAAGCTATTTTATTACTACCGCTATTTGAATTAATTTCTTGAATAGGTACTTTGCCGGGATTCATATCGCCATCCGACGTAAATGATCTACCAATTACAGACCCAGTTTGGAAAAACATATTTAACGCTTCCTGCGGGTTGTAGTTTGTGCCATTACCCAAATCAATTTCAGCAAGACCGTCCGCATCTAAATAAACACCGTCAGGAACCATTCTTGACATTACTTGTTGCAGTTTCAGGTGTGTAAGCTGTATCATGTCCGCAAATGTAGTAATACGGCTAACTAATGATTCTATTCGCCCGTTGTACATTCTTGGCGCAACTATAGAATAATTCATTCTAACTTTTGCAGCATCACTTTTTGGTCGCAACATATTTTCACACAACTGCCATTTCAATAATACATTAGCACCTGGTATATACGCGCCCTCATAAAGCACCTCAATGTTTCTAGCTAATCTTTCAAATCTAGCACGCGGATCAATTGGTGGGTTAAAGTTTTCGTCTTTTACTATAACCTTTTCTGCGCCTGTAGCCGTATTTTTTAGCTTATAAATTTCGTTATGGAATGTTTTATAATTAAAATACAATACATCTACTGTGTTAATATCGCTTTTATTTGAATCAGGATTAAACTTATTATATGCTTTATAATTTGAATATCCTTTTGAATTAAGCTTTTCTAATTCTTCGTTAGTCAAATTAGGAAATTGCTTTTTTAATTCGTTTAGTGGTATTGTTTTTATTTCACCTATATAATATACATCATCAAAATAAGGTGACTCAGTGTATGAATAAACTAAGTTTGTAGGGTCAACATATTCTATTTTAATGCCCTCAGAGTTCGTATACGTTGTTTTTACAGCGGCTATACCTAATACTGCTAAATCGTAATAAAAACGTTTTTTAGTAAGTTCGTATCTATTTTTTTCAAAGGTAACTGTAATTGCCTGCTCCTCTGCAATTTCTATAGCCTCCTTGTAGCTTAATTGCATGTGCAAATCCAACTCTTCTTGATTCGCTGGTAAATCCGCTAATCCACTTTCTTGCGTATTTATACCAAACTCTTGTTGTATATAAGCATCAAGCTCTTTTGCCTGCATATCACGAAGTATACTTTCCATATATTGAGTACGCTTTTCAACACCAAATGGATCTTGTGAGTATGCTTTTACATCATAAGTTCTGTTAGCCATACCATTAACAACTATATCTACAAATTTAGGTATAATTGGAACTGGCTTCCAATCTAAATTAAGATACGACAAATCACCATTAATTGATAATTCATCTTTATATTTTTGTACAGATTGCTCACCACGTGCGTATAATCTTAACTTATGATAAGAATTCTGATTAATATAAAAACGATTACCTGATGAATCTCTTTTAAACCATTCATGCTCAATTGCTTTAGCCACATCTAGCCCAAACTTTGAACTAGCTTTTTCAACATCGCTAAGCGCTTGACTTGGAAAATGACTTTTTGAAACGGATTCAGCCATAATTTTTTATTAGTTTTGATTTTATGCCTTCGTTTTTATATTTAGCTATATTAAAACTTAGGTTTATTTTTTGTCTTTCTTGATTTGGAGCATACATATGCCTATTACAAGCCATAATAGCAAGTCCAGAACTTATTGCGGCATCAAACTTAGTTCTTTTAGCTAAATCATATTTAGCCCAATCGTTTAATGTAGTATTAAAATACATTTGGCCATATGAGCCATCTTGTTGTAATCCTACATATTTTTGTATATAAGACTCTATTGCCGCAGCATGAGCTTGCTTAATATCTTCACTTGAGTTAGGCATTCCGCCTATTTCTTTTTCAGCAGTAGATAATTTATTAAATGTTTTATCAGGTCTGTTTATTGAAAACTTCCTGTAACCTCTACGCTTTAAATAATACAATAGTCTAGGTTTGTTATTTTCTGCAAGTATTGGCATACCGTAAAAGTGTAATGCCATAAGCACATCTTCAAAAAACATTTCAGCTGTTTGTGGTCGCGCAACATATTCAAGAAAAAACATATTAGAGGGAGCTTCGTCCATATTAAACTTAGTTAGCCCGTGCAAAGCGCCTTTTGACCCCTTACCATCTGTTGTTCCTGATATATCATATGAGTCACAACCAAATGCACCAATATGTTCATTAGCAGGGTATAGTACCCCTCTTTTCTCTATTACGCGGTTTTGAAGATTTGTAGGTGGAATCCAGCTAACTTTAAACCTACCATTTTGGTTTGGGCTAAATATTACTTTGCTATCTTTAATCCCATCGGCCCAGCTAAAGCTTCCTTGTGTTACACCTGCTGACGAATATATATCGTCATTATAATCTATTTGCTCATATATTTTTGCAAGATTAAATATGCTATTTTGTGTTTCGTCTCTAAAAGCGTGTTCTTCTGTACGCGGAAACTGCCTATACATCTCGTTTAAGGCATCCTGGTCTCCTTTTAAGCCATCAACTTCATTGTTCCAATGATCTATAACTCCGACCTCAATAAAGTCTCCATACGGGTCTTCAATCGGTTTTTGCGGCGTATCAAAGACAGGGTTTCCAAAAGAATCAATGAATCCTTCGTAGTTCCATTCCATAGGTATGAACAAAGAATATAATCCTGAGCGAGTCTGTCCATTGGCGTTTCGCTTTGTAACGTCCGAATCATAATACAGTTTTTTAAAGTTTTCGCCGCCTTTGTCTAAAGCATTGCTTGTAGACCCCATCATACATTTACCGATAATCCTGCTGCCTAACCTTAGCGTTGTCTTCGTGACTCGCCAGTTGTTGAGGATGTTGTCCGGCCGTTCCCATTTACCCGATTCGTCGTGTACGAGGAGTTTGAGTTTCTCACCGTCATAGGAGTTGTCACCCGTGTTTTTCCAGTCGATTGTTGTATCAAGCCCTTGTAACTCTTCCCGCGTCTGCCCTGATTGTATAGATTTACGCGTGAGCTTTGAGGCGGGTACTCTATATGCGAGCTCGGTTTTGGGACGATCCATACCGTCTTGTATCGGTTTAAAAAAGAACGGGTAGTTAACGGATATTGGAACAACTTTATCTGTGAACATTTTCTTAGCGTCAGCTCCAGATTTGGACAATATGCCAAACCGTGAATCGGACGATATTGTTGCCATGTTAACAGCTTCTGATGATGCCATGAATGAAAAGCCAGAGCGTCTGTTTTTGAGATAGCACATTCCATAACACCGTGAATCGGCTTTGCATGCTTCCCAAAATATAAAGAATAATCTGTTTGCTTCTCTAAATTCAGGGGCCCCAACGTCAATCTTACTCCACTGCAAGTACATGTAATGAGTGCCAGTAATATAAGTAGGCTTGCCCTTGTTATAGAACCAATGACCTTCATCACGTCTTTTAAACTCTTCATCTATATATGGTTCCCATTGATCTTTAAATTCTTCTGGATAGCTTTTCCAATCAAAGATTGTTTTTATTCTATTTAACTCTTTAGGGTATTCACGTTTAACCCATTTGTTTTCTCCTTTGGTAATTTTAGTTGGTACAGGAGGCAGCGCAATCTTTAAATTTTGTATGCTATACACATCACCAATCTGTCCTGTCTTACTGATAACTACAATATCATTTTCTTTATCATAGCCATATTTCCATCTACGCGCTTTGTTATGCCGTTTGAGCGTGTTTATTTTAATTGGTTCAATAACCTCAAATAAAGTTTGCTCGTACATTACCTTGATCTTTTTTCTGCAAAACCGCTAAACGCTTCTTTTTTTTCTTCTTTAGGCTTGTTTAACAGTATTGCTTTTTCTTCTTCTATTCTATTTAGAATTTCAAACGCGTCAAATATTGCAAGCTTCTTGGTAGCTGCTGCATTCTTAAGTCTATCGGCAGATACATCATCTTCTGTATTTGTTATGATTTTTTCCTCTGCAACATGTATAAGCTCATCTACCGCTTTGTAACCAGCTCGGATTATATTCTGTTTCGTCTCCTTGATATTCATATTTAATAGAAATTGAATTAGTTCGAACCCTATACATCCTTTCGCCATCAACAACAAATTCATATTCGCTATCAGGTGTAAAACCTACAAGGTCATTTTTTTTAATACCGTTTTTATGAAGCTCTTTATCAACAAACTTTATGACACCCATTAAAGGTCTTTCAGAGTTTGTGTCAAACTTATCTGTTGATTGAATAGGTTTTACAAAACAATATCCTTTAGGTGCTTGCCACTGCTTATTTCTTTTATATAAAAATATTTGTTCGGCATCAACAAAGTATTTATCTTCTTCTAAAAAAGCACGGCCATTTCTTTCCTTGCCGCGAACATCATACCATCTTCTAAAAACATTATGATGCAATATAACTTCATCACCTTTTTTAATATCTGTCTTTACTTCAACAGGTGTTTCAAGAACAACACCGTTTCTGCTTACATATTTATGATCAGATATTTCGGTATTTAATATTAATTCTTTATCGCCTACAGATTTTTTATTATTATATCTATCTTCTTTTGGGGCTATAATAAAATTAAATATACTTCGCATTAATATTCTAGGTTGTATTCTACTGCTACCGCCATGTTTTTATTAAAATCTTTCCAGGGCAGTACGTCGTTGTGTTTTTTAATATAAATACTATACTTTTCGTCAGCTTCAACTATATCACAAATAGTATGCCCTCCGTAAACCTCTTGGCCTACGGAGTAGTGCATAGCTTCGTTTTTATAGTCTCTACCGATACTAATCTTCCTTATTAGATTCATCTTCTTCGGTTATTTCTTCATAAGTTCCGTCTTGAACATTGATAGATACTTTACCATATTCTTCCTCAAGTTCTTTTTGAAACTCCTGTAATCCACCTTGCAATTCGGCTGATTGATGCAATAAACCGTGTTTTTGAAGCTCAACACTTCCTATTTGCGATTGGACTTGATTTAAATTATTTACTAATTCTTGTAGCTTAGTTAGCTGATCATCTTTAATTTTTGACATAATAATTTTATTTAATTTAACTGATTGTGTATATGTTAAATAATCACTTGTTTTAATTACTTTTTACCAAGGCACTTGTTTAGTTTCCTGAGAAGGTGTAATTTTTTCTGTTATTTGTCCATCTACATTTGCTTTTAGTTCGTCTAAATCTAAAGCCGCTTCAGCCCATCCAACTACTGTTTCTTCCGTTAAATCTGCAAAAGCAGTAAAAGAATCAGCGTCAGGTTCACCAATTGCTATAGTACCTATAACACTAGCGGAATAAGCATTCCCGTCTGAATCTTCCTCGCTAGACGTGCCTACATAAGAATAGTGCATATTATAAACCACATCAGATAAAGAATCTTTACTAGGATATGTGTCGAGTGCAACTATGTTGCATGAATAAGTATTTGCCATTTTTTTATTAATTTATTTGTGATTTTAAAGTTTCAATTTCAGATTTTAATTGTTGAATTGCTTTTATATAATATGCATGTAAATCACCATAAGAAACACCGTCAATTTGCGGTTGATCAAAACCTTCAATTTGTCTTTTGAAAACAAGCTCAGGTAAAACGTCAACAACTTCTTCAGCGATCAAACCGGTTGCATATTCACCGGATTCTTTGTCCTTAAATTTTACGGGACGCAAATTATTAATTTTGTCAAGTGAATTTTCAAGGTCGGTTATGTCTTCTTTGTATCTTATTGATGATGAATTGTAATACAATTCGTCAGTGGTTGTATTGTATCTAACGTCGGGATTTGAATTTGAACTGCCCCCTAACCCCGGTACAAAAATACGACCGTTTGAGTCAATTTTTAATCTTTGTGAATTTGAAGAACCATAAGTGATTTCAAAAGTATTTGAATTGACTTTCAATTTATATTGAACATCTGTCCTTGGATTGCCGCTTCCGTCGGAGCTTGTTAAAATAATACCCGACGCTTGCGATGAGAACCCAGTTGTAGTATCTTGAAGCAATAAAGTTGCGTCATCAGCTTTTATATGAAGCTTTTGCGATGGGTTTGTTACGCCAACGCCAATAAGACCAGCCGGAGTAATACGAGCTTTTTCTGATCCATTTGTCCAAAATTCAAGAATACCAGCTACGCCAAGCGCGTGATATCTTGCTTCATTTGATAATGTTTGGATTTGTGCTGTGTCAGTTCCATTGACTTGTAATTTTACGCGCGTGTCACTTGCGTGGTTTAATACCAACAATCTATCGGGTGAAGTTGTTCCTATCCCAACATTACCTCCATCGTCAAATCGTATTCTTTCAGTTCCTGAATCCGTAAAAATTAAATCTCCATCAACATTTACACCAAGCCCCCATTGTTCAGCGCCTGACGCTTCTTGAATTGTAATTGCAGTATCATTTGTATTTGTTTTTACCGCAAGATTACCGTCATCAATATTTGAACTTGAATCACAATCACCAACTTCAAGTGTTGTGTTTGGCGAAGTTGTTCCGATTCCAACATTTCCGGAAGAATTGATGCGCAGTCGTTCAGAACCACCCGCCCATAAAAGCAAATTGTCACCATTTGAACCAACCCTTACTTTAAAATTAGCAGTTGTTCCGGTGTCCATAAATTGGACGTAAGAAGTTGATGCGCCTGACTCAACTTTCAACGGTATATTGTTTGTTGAAGCTGAATCAATATGCAAAAAAGTGTCAGGCGAAGTCGTGCCGATACCAACAAAACCTGAAGAATCAAGACGCATTTTTTCACTTGTGCTTCCTGCAAAAAATCTGATATTTGTACTTGCGCTTGTTCTTGAAGCAATTAATAAGTCACCATTGCTACCCCCCGCACTTGAAGTTGCCGATGCAATATATCCTTTGACTTGCGCAGTAGGGATTGCGCTGACGCTTGATATTTCAACCCCTAAATTTGAAGAACCCGCAACACCAAACGACCCCTTTCCTACAACCTCAAAATTTGTATATGGCGAAGTCGTTCCGATTCCAAAATTGCCACCATTAAAATAACTATCCCCGTAACTTCTTACAAGAGTAGTGATAACCCCTCCGTCTGTAGCTTTCATTACGCCGCCAGAACTTAAACTTTCAAAACGTATATAATGATTTGCGTCGTATGATGCGGAAATGTGCCTTGCACCGGTAGCATGTATATTCCCAACCACTTCTAATTTCTGACTCGGCGCTGTTGTTCCGATTCCGACGTTGCCTGAAGAATTGATTCGCATTTTTTCAGAACCTGAAACATAAAATTGATGGTCTAAACCTTCTAATTTTAATGTGTTGTAAACACTACTGCTTCTATTATAGGACAGTATTCTATTTACATTTGTTAAGTGGGCTACTTGAAATTCAACACCTTCACTACTACCATTTGCTATATGTAGTTTAGTGCCTGTATGAGGACTGGCCGTTCCAATACCTACGCCGCCAGAGTTATCTTGAATAACTACATTTCCCCCCGTGTTATCTCTAATTGTATTAGCGTAAACAATGCCGTCAGTTTGAATGTTACCCCCTAAAACTGTTAATTTATGCCCTGGCGAAGTCGTTCCAATTCCAACATTGCCAGGGTTTGAAAAATATGCATGAGTGGTACTACCGTCTATCGTTAAATAAGGGGTGGTGCCGCCACTGCCATCGTCGGATGATAGTACAATATCTGAATCATTAGTGTAGTTTATAATTTGGATATTACCAGTATCAGCTTTCATATAAAGGCTGCCAGCTCCGGTGTGGTGTATATATGAGTTATTACTTTCGTGTAATATTCTTAAATCTTCACCATCACCAAAAGTAGCGCGTTTAGTATCACCAAAATTTAAATCACCAAACATTTTGCTACCGGACTTTAAAACATTCCACTGGTAGCTAGCATGAGTTTTACCAATTACCCCTATCATTCTAAGATACGAATTGCCGGTAATATTAGTAAAAGTAAATCTTGCTCCTTTTAAAATGCCTTGGCTTGTTTGATAAAAACCGTCTCGTATATAAAAGTCTACACAATCTATTGCGTTTTCTACAGTTTCATAATTACCTGCACCATTTTTAACCTCGATCGTCATGGTGGCAACGTTGCTAGCGGAGGCATGGAAAAACACGTAAGGCTTCCATTGATTATTTGCTGAATTTGTAACTGAAATACCGTCCAGCTCAATAACTACATTATTATTAGAATCTTTATGTGTGTTTAAGTTTATATAGCCTGCTGTATATGTAAATAGCCTTTTTAGGTTTGCGTCAGATATAGCCGTTCCTGTAGTTTGACTAATTGTACCACCTATAGCGAATGATTCGCCGGCGTATGCTGTAGCGGATTCATCAAATCTAAAGTTAAATGTATCTGGCTCAATATATCCCCCAGGTAAAGCCGTCATGTTCCTTAGCCTAGTCGTTGGGCTTTCTCCTTCTAAAAACTGATTTGTACCAAGAAGCCTAATATCTCCATTTACGTCTAAAGTTTTTCCAGGGTTGGTTGTTCCAATTCCAACAAGGCCATTTGACGCAATACGTATTCTTTCAGTATAGTTAGTTGACAAAACTAAATTGCCGCTTGTTGAACCAAGCCTGACTTGGTCGGCAGTTGAAGCAGTGTTTGAAAAACAAATAAAAGAATTTGTTCCTGAAGCACTTTCAAAGCTTGCAACCATACTGGAGGAGCCCTGCTTTACATGAAATAAACGCGCCGGCGAATCCGTTCCGATACCGACATTGCCAGCGCTAGTGATGCGCATTCTTTCAGTATATGAAGAACCGTTTATAAATCTTAGATTGCCGCCAGCTGATGTGCCAATATTAAAATTATTGCTTGGGTCTAATTCTATTGCAGTTCTTTCGGTTCCGCCGCTATCTTTGAATCTTATTTCATCATTGTTTTGCAATAATATTTTCCCAGATATTTCTAGCTTTTGAGCAGGCGAAGCCGTTCCGATTCCAACCCGCTGGTTAGCATTGTCTATATATAAGGGAAGCGGAACGTCATTAGATCTGCCTGCACCAAATATTTTAATAAGACCATTTGAAGCGTGGGATTTAATAACTACCGCTATTTTTTGTATAAGCTGACCTGCTGTAGCTGGTTTTGTGTTCGTAAGCGCTCCTAAATTTCCAACATATAATTCATCACCAACACTAAAGCTTGATGTGTCTATACCAGAAACCGCACCCATCATTACTGCTTCACCTTCTGCTTCGTTGGCTATGGTTTCATTTAATATACCAATAGCTGGCATTTTAGTGGAGTCGTCATAATCTGCTGCAATTACTTCAATTACATTACCACTTGGTGGAGTTGCAGATGGAGATGCGTGAACTACAGTTCCTTTTGATAAAGAGCCGCCTGATATATTTTTAACAGTTACCTCTATTCTTTCAGCGGTTTCTGATGCAATATCTTCCCATGCAATACCTGACCCTGTTGAAGTTAATACCTGCCCATCCGCACCTTGGGCTGTGTCAATTGTTAAATTGCTTAAATCAACAGTGCCATCTACATCCAAATTTGCTGTTACATCTATATCAGCACCGCTAGTTAAAACTAAACCAGTATTGGAGCTGCCAAGCGTTAAGGTAACTCCTGAAGTGCCGCTGTCCGCTTTTATACTTCCACTTTGCTCAAATAGAATATCAACATTATTTACTCCGTCTCCAATATAAACATCAGAACTTCCGTCACCTAATAATACATCGCCTACCGCGTTAGTTATTACTAAATCATTATTAACTTGGTCAATTTTACCAGCATCAGCACCAGCAGTAGTTTTAAATTGAACGTGCTCAGCACTATTTATTATTATATTATTAAGAAATGGTATACCCATAATTTATACTTTAAAATCGTCCTGATATTCTTGTTTTTCTTGTTGTAAAGCTATCTCCAGACTTTATACGTCCTCTTTGTATGTTTTGTGATTTTGCCGTAGCACCTCCATGAACATTATTCATCATTATTTCTATATCCATGGCGTCCATACCTTCATCTTTATACCCATTACTAGCAAAATAATATCCATAGCACAATAAATAACTTTCTTTTTGAGCAGCTACAGTTATTTCTTTTGCTTCAAAAGCACCTTCAGCAGCGGTTGAATGACGAACGTGCTCCATAAATTGCACTTGTAATTTACCTTGTGCAGCAGTAGATGTTCCAAAAATACCATCTTCAAAATTAGAATTAACAAAGGCAATATCCCCACCATAGTCGTGGCTTCCGTCTACATGATAGCTTCTACCCGCGGCAAATATATTTCCTACAACAGGTCTTGCTATAAGTCTAGGTAGATTAGTTCCGCCAACATTAGGTATTTCTGTGCCGTCATATTCTGTTCCATTTTCACCACCTAGTCTTACATTTGATCTAAGTTTTACGGCTGTATTTGCAGGAACAAAAATAATATCAAAAAAATGTTTTCTATTGTCTTCACTTATTAAATAATGAAAATGTTTATTTGATTTTTTCTTTATTCTTGTTAAATTTTTACCCATTTCAACCATTTCGCCGTCTCTATGACCTTGATCAAACCATACAATTCTACCAGCTGTGCCAAAATTTCTATAATCATCATTGTTACTGGTACTTTTATGAGAAACGTATTGAGGAAGTACTAAACCGTGAGTGCCATTATTATAATAGGCATTACTACCATCCCATTTATTTGGCATAAAACTAGAATTTATAAAAATAACATGATCGCATCTATCTGATACATATGTGTACCTATATCTGTCAAAAAAAGCTCTTTCAATTTTTAAAGAAGTTGCAGTTGAGCCAATCTGAAACGCGTAATCATTTTGATTTTGTATATCTAAATGCCTAAATGAATTAGCGCTATTTTGGTACATATTATTGAGAGTAATCCCATGATTTTCTGCCATTCTTCCATATAAATACTCAAAATAATTATAGGTATCATACCCAGATTCTATTCTAATATTGCTCATATTAGAAACTAAACTTATATTGCCATAAAGTTTTGTATAATACCCGGTGCTCCATCTCCAAAGCCCTCTTCCGCTACCTACTATAACATTATTTCTTGCAACCATGCCGTATGGGTGCCTTATACATAGGCTAGGGTAATCTTTTCCAGATGATGTTGAATAAGAGGCTAAACTGTATGCCGTAATACTACAACCGTTTATATAATTTTCACCTGTTTGGCTTATACCGCCGCTACTATGGATTGTAGAATTATCATGGGCAGAGCCTGTTATATTAGTTGCATACCTACCGTTATACCCGGCTATTACAACACCTCCTCTGTAGCTTGTGCTATCATTAGTATTACCGCCTAAATTTTTAAAATAAACATTTTTTATTCTAACTCTTCTTGTAGGAGCATTTTTAGCACCGTTACTTGTCCAGTATCTTACAGAAAAATAAACTCTTGCTGTATCTGGATCGCCGTCTGCAACTTCGCTGCCATCAGGGGCACATGCTTTAATAATTACGTCTCTTGTTATTTTTATAACAATACCCGTATAAGCAAGCGTGGTATAAGGTATAGTTCTGTCTAATGTTAAAGTATTATTAGACTTAGCTGTTACAGTGTATAATATTTGATGCCTCCATCTTGTGCTATTATATGTGTTTGTTCCATCGTCCCATGGCTCTATAGCTAAAACATCTCCGGTAGAAAAATCAGCTGCATTATTTAAAGTTATTTGATTAGTAGAATCAGCCGTTACAGAAGTTGTTAAAATATTTGCTAATCTTTTAACTTTTCTATTGTCTATATGATTTTTTTCAATTCCGCTCATATATGCAGTTAGCCCCACAACTGTGCCTGTTATATTAGAATTAAAAGTAACAGTATTTTTTACTATATCTGTAATTTCTAAAGTATTTCTATTTGATCCTGTACCAAATATAAGTTTATAACCTATTCTAAACACGGATGCATCATTTAAAATAACTTTGTTTGTGGATTGGGATTGTATAACCGCTGTAGGTGGAGTAAACTGTCTAACGTATAATCTATTGTTAGAAGCGTCAACGTCTTGCACATAAAGACATTCATCAATAGAAATTCTGTAATCAACTTCGTCATCGTAAAGAGATATCATATCTCCAGCAGCAAAATTTGTAGCGCTGTCAACTGTTAAATAATAAGCGCCCGCAGCGTGAGCTCCGTTTAACTGTGTATTTAATGTAGGTTCATCACCATCTATTTGAACACCACACCATCTTCTATTCCATACAATAATACCATGCTGATCAGAATTATTGCCGGATATTTTCACTTCAGTTCCACTAGCCATGCTTAACAAAGAACCAGAAGCTGCCGTGCCTTCAACAAATTCACCGGTGTTATCTGAATTGTGACTAGTATTGTTTACTCTCATTTGACCGTGTAAATGCATCTTGCCGCCAGTAGCAAAGTGTAAATTTCCGTCTACAGTAATATCCCCAGTTCTTGTTGACTGTATGTTTGTGTTCAAAGTAACTTTATGGCCATGCGCAATAACTACTATATCATCAGCAGCCGGAACTGACCCTCCTACCCAAGTAGAGCCTGTAGCCCAGTTACCTGATGAATTACTCGTTATCGTTGCCATCTAATATTTCTTCGTTATATTGTTCTTGATATTGAGATACATCTAGTGCTATTTCAAATGATAACGTGTTGCTATTATCAACAATATTTGCATCATTGATAACAGCAACTATATCATCATCTTTCGTAAGTGTTAGAGTAGTATCTATTTTATTATACTCTATTTTAATTATCATTTTATTTAATTATGTATTATTGTTCGCCTGTTGCAGAAAGTATTAAAATAGTTACATCCCCAGCGGTGGGCGCTTGTGCAAATTCAACGGTAACAGTATCATTGTTCGTTCTTATTACATCTGCATAAACTGTTTCATACGAGCTTGAGTCATATAATTGAACGATCACATCTTGAGTTCCTAAATAATGGTCAACAGTTATAGATGTAGATCCTCCAATTGTTGCTTTGTACGAGGTTGGTATTTTATATTTTTTCTTAACAGGTGTGCTTTCAGTATTATAAGCTTCAAACTCCCAATCATCGCTGTCCTCCATCCAAACAAGCTGAACATCATTACCACTACCTGCTCTTTTAACTTCAATACCAGAAGAAGTAGCGGGATCAGCCTGCGTTCCGCCACCGGCTACCTTATTAAGCTCTATAATAGGGTCTGTGAATGTTGTTACGGTACTTTCGACTGTTGTAGTTGTTCCTTGCACCACAAGGTTTCCAGGAATTGTAACAGTAGGGCCGCTTGAATCACCTATACTAACATCGGAGTCAATTTCACCTAATCTGGTTTCTAAGTTTGAAACACTTACATCAACGTCAACATTTGTTGAAGTGTTTGTTAGTGTAATAACATCACCAGATCTAGCAATGCTCATACCAGTACCTGCAGCTATTTCAATAAAATCAGTTGTAGTACCGTCGTGACCTGAACCACCTAATACAATCTTTTCTCTTGAAGTAGTTGTTCCATCAGCAGCGCTAATTCCGTATTGATTCTGTGTGTTAGTATCGGTGTCTGGGCTTGTAATTGTAACGACATATGGACTGGCTGTAGTGCCAGATCCTGATATATTAGTACCTAATGCACCTGTTGCTGCTACAAATTTAACAAACTTGTCATGACCAATTGTTACATCATCATTATCATCATCTCTTAACGTCCATTCTGTTAATTGATTAGTGTTAGTATCAGTATCAGACCATGGTACGTTAACTACAAGGTTATCACTACTATCAACCTGTACTTTATATGTTCTACCGCTTGCTGTTGTAGAGGTTTGAGCAGCTTCTGAGTTTGTGCCGTCTACATTTGCGTTAATATCATTACCATCTAGTGATAAACCAGTACCCGCTGCTCTAAGAGTTGGGGTTAAACTAGAAAGATCAACTGTTAAGTTATCCTGGATACGTGTTAATGTTAAAGTGTTACCGCTTAAGGATGCGTTTGTAATTGGATCTATTGTAACCCAACCGCCGGTTCTGTAGTATTTTGCCAGATCCAGGTTTGCGGCTGTGTCAAAATAAATTTGACCATCGTTAGTCGAAGGAGCGGTGCTTGTATTATGCAATCTAGCTTCTTGAAGCTGGTTGTCATTGAGATCTATGTGATGTAAAAATTGAATAGCCATAGTTTTAATTCATATATGCTTTGCCTGTACCGGCTTGCGTAAAAGTTATTGTTAAATTATTTTTTGATGTATAGTTTACGTCGCCATAACCTTTTTGGCCTGTATCTAAAGCAACAGTTACTGACGGATGTTTGTTTAAATTATGCTGAATTGTCCATGTTACAGAAGATGAGCTTTGAGTATGCACAAAATGCTTATCTCTTCTCCTAACAAAGCTATGCCATAATATTTATCTATTTCAAAAGAACCATTGCTAGATATATGCTCTAAAGTAAAATTATATAAATCATTATTATTAGAGTCCTGAGCAACATCAGTTGCTTTGTATATTCCATAATTATTTTTATTATCAGACTGGAATATTATTATTGTTCTATTTTTGTATTCTAATATAAAATTTTCTATATTATGTTCAGCGCCATCAATTTTATTAAATTTTAATGCAGGTGCGCTAGCAAAAGAAGTGCTATTACTGGCACCTGTAAATTTACCGTTTCCATTAGCTAAGCTAAGCTGGTACATTGCCTGTGTATGAACCACAACGAGTCCATTATCACCTAAAAATTTACCAATACCTTCTAAAGTATAATTCTTGGTTATCGAACCAGAAGCATCGGATCCAATAACCTTATCATCCTTAGTTATAATAAGGTCTTTAGAATAGGTACTAATTCTAGCCATTTGCTATTGTTTTTTTGATTTTTCCCATGTTCTACCTACAAAGTAAGCCCCATATACTGTAATAAGCAATGACTGAAAAATAGGTATATATTCTTCAGCCACCTGGAAGCCGCCTATATTTCCATCAAAAAAAGATAGAGCGGTAAATATGAATGTTAAATAAATTAAAACCAGAGGTCTAATATTTTTAGAAAGAAAAGAATCTGATTGCATGTCAAGTTTCCAGCGCTCTGTAATTTGACTTTGTGCATCTTGGTCTGCTTTTTCTAAAAGCTCTTGTAATTTTTGTTTAGCTTCTAGTCTTTCCTCATCAGTAGTCGTTAAATTATCTATTACGCTACCAACATCTTTTATAAGGCCCCCAGTAATTAAACTGAGTAATTTTTTCATTATAAGTTCACTTTAAAGGCATTACCAATAGAAGGCCGATTTTGCTTATGCTTTGTTGCTTGTCTGTTGTATTGTTTTCTTAATCTGCCTAGCTTTCTTTGTTTTCTAGAATCTGGCATAGAACTATCCCCTAATATAATATCAGCTTTTGTTCGAAGCTTAACCATTTTAGAAAAGTTTTTGTCGGCTTTTTTAACATTAGGCTCAGTCTGTTTAACTTTTGGTGTTTTAGTCTGAGGAGAAGCAATAGTTTGTTTTGGAGTAATGTTCGAAATGCTAGGCGTCAATTTAGGGCCTGTAGAAATAGAAACAGGTTTTGACTTAAGGCTTGAGGCCGCAGCCGCTTTAGCTTTAGGTCTTTTTATACTGTCATCATACGCCCAGCCTCTCGCATCATATTCTTTTCTACGAGCATCACTGCCAATTGCATAATTTTTTATAGACCCCGTGGCTTTACCTCCTTGCTTAACATAAGGCTTTGGGCCTGTTGGTTTTTTAGGGGCAGGGGCTGGGGTTTTAGGATTTATTGTAACGCTTGGTTCTTTTGGAACCGAAGGGGTTGGTGTTGCAACTGGAGTAGGTGTAATCTTACCTTGCCTTATTAATTCAGCTTTTCGCTGTTGCCCTCTAACACTCCCTTTACTTTTGTCAAAACCGTAAGAACGGGTTAATGATGAACTAGAAGAGTTTGCTTTTGCTAAAGCTTTTTTTCTGTGAGCTTTTATTCTAGAAAGATTAGCAGCCGCTCTCCTATCCGCTGGACCAGCATTAATTATACTTTGATCGTTTTCTTTAAATGTTGTATCGCTAGCCTGGCTATGTGAACCCATTTGCATTTTGTAATTTGGCATAACTTTTATTTTTTATATCCTGATTTTTTACCTTTAAATTTCATCATTGGCATTGCAATGTTTTCTAGCATTGAACCTGCTTGATAACCAAATCTGCCAAATTCGTTTGATTTTTTAGCGGTAGGCATTGATAAAAGATTACTTGTATTATAGCCACTGCCAGTCGACGAATTTTTTTTACCTAATATCTCTTTTTGGCCTGGGGTTGCTACTTTATCAATTGTAAATTGTTGATCTCCTGTTTTACCCTGAGCCTGCTGTTGAGCTCTATACTCACTTTGTTTAACTAAAGCATCCAACTCTCTTTGAATAGCTGCTTTTTTCTGAGTTCCGTCTTCTGCTTTACTAAGCTTTCTTTCAAGCTTACCAATGTTTCTAGAAAGTATACGCCCTCTTCTAATATCTCGACGCTGTTGATAAGGCGTTAAGCCCTCCACGTTTGAAAGCTGCGGATCAATTGTTGTTTCAGTTTCAGTTTTTGTTGTAGGCGGGGTAGTTGTTTGTATGGTTCTAGCTTTGCCTTTTTCTTTGCTTCCATATTTTCTATGATAAGCATCTATACCGCCTAGTCTTTCTATTTCATTTGTTCTCCAGTCAAGCTGCTCCTGAGTCAAACCTTCTAAAGATTTACCTGTTGTATAAACCGTTTCGTCAATATTGCCGCCTGGAACTGAAAAACTACTAGTAACATCTGTTTGTGTTGCTAAATTTCCTTCAGGAGTTATTATTTCTTGTACCGTAATATCCCCAGGTGAGTCTTCATTTGGACTTTCCGGATCTTCATTATTTTCAAAACTAGCCATACGCAGTGGTGCCATTTGAATGTTATACGCTTGCTTCATAGGAAATGTGTGACTGCTATCCATACCAGACTTGTCTTTACCCATTTGCATTCTGAAAACTCTATTAGCCACATCAGATGGCATTCCGCCTTTTATTGCTTTTTGCTTAGCTACTTCTTTTTCTTGTTTAGTTGCCATATCTTTACTTTTTATATTTGCGGGGGAACAACGCGTTCATAGCCTCGCGGCGCCCCTCACAACCGCACGGTATATTTAATCCTTTTGACATAAAATCTACAGCTTTCTTAATACCAGTAGCTGTGGTAAACTTGTGAATGTCGTCACCTAGTCCTCTTGATTTCATAATATTATCTGTG